GATACGTATTGCTCTACGTCAAACCCGGTTTTATCAGTGAGCTTTACGAATTGCAATCCGTTGAGATCGGTAAAGTTGCAACCCTTAATAATACTACCTTCTTGGTAGATATTATCACCGAATTGTTCAACTTGGTTTTGTAGAATCGTTTGAAGTTGTGTCAGCTCGCGCGCTTGAACGGCATAAGCTGGCTTAAACAGAATCTTATAGAACTGTTTTTCGACGTCAAAGTCATCAAAATATGGTGCAATATTTAAATTTGTGTTAATAGGCATCTATTTGAGTTCCTTAAAATTCCAAGACCAATTTATATTCTTCGCGTGAACTTGTCTCTCTTGTTAAAGGAAAGAAGTCTTCCATAAAGTATACGGTACCAGATCGTTGAGTGTATCGTGATTCAATAACATTATTGGCTACAGGTGTATTTATCTGTATTCTCTGACCAGTAGAATTGATAAGATCTTGCGTGTAATCCAATGATATATCGTTGTTAGCAGTATTTATATGCGGACCCATATAGCTACATAAGTAAACAGTATTAGCTGCGGCATCAATTTCGTGTACTCGTCCGCTGAACGTTGTATTGCTGTTAATATCTTTTTGCGTTACAATTCCATCTACAATAAATTTTCCATAATCATCAGTAATAACTTGTACGCGATTATCAAACACATCAGGCGAAGCAGTGTTTGCTGTTTCAGGATCTGGAATAAACGTTGGATTCTTTAAAATACCAACTGCTGAATATGAGTTTGTTGCACCGATTTTATTGTTATCAGTTTCAGTAATATAAGAATAAAGTAAAATGTGACGGCAATACATCTCGTCAATCAGATTAAAGTTGTGACCACCAAATGGAGAAATAACAGGTCTTAACACTGCTCTCACATCAATAGAATTAGTATCATCTGGATCAAAATCAAAAGGAGGATCTATTACTGTTGCAGTAACATTATTGTAGTTTTTACCTTCACCAGACTCACCGATAAGCTCAATGTTAGTAATTCTACCATCCACGATTCTTGGAATAGCAATAGCACCTGTGCCATCGCCTTCAACTTTAATTGTTGGTAATATCTTAAACGTAGAGTTAATAATTACTCCATCATTTTTAGGATCGCCGATTACTTTAATAGTTCCTCTATCAGACGCACCATCCCAAGTATAAGTATCAATAACATATGTGTAAGCAACGTTGTTTGGTGTATTTAGTGTGATAGTCATACCAGAATAATAGTTTTGAATCTCACTTAACTCGTTAGATCTTAAAAGTATAGTAAAGTCATTACCAGGAGGTCCAGCAACTATTCCACTTTCCAAATAAGGATAACCTGAGTTATCAATAAAATTCTCTACGAATATATCGCTTATTTCAGAACCAGTAACAATGTTATTTGCATCAGCATTAGGATCCGGATTAATATCAAACGTTCCAACTAATGGAATAAATCCAGATGCGTTATATGCTTCAAACTGTTGTTCAGTCAGATAATACATAAACTTCCAAACATATCCGTCTGGCATTCTATAAATCTGTGCTGTAGTTTCTGGGTTATAGTTTGGTGGAGTTGTAGAAGCTGCACCGTTGTTATTAGATAAACATTTATAAACTCTATAATCGCCAGAGTCGTTATTGTTCGGCCCAACTACAGAATAAAAGTTTGCTGATTCTAAATCAACAGTAGAATCGTATTGTGTATATACAGCATCTTTTTGCCAAGGGTAATACTTTATCATAAACTTGACATCGTCTTCAAATACTCTTTTACCAAAAAGTATATTCTCTTGAAAATCGTTTTTACTATACACAGCGTTCACGCTCTGCACACGATTCAATTCGCCGATGACGGTTGAAGAAACCGCAAAGAAAAACTCGTTATCTAGAATATCCTGATAGAACATTCGAGTTACGTCGTTTTTTAATTTTGTAGTTAGTATATCTGCCATTTCACTTAACCTTAGCTTTTTTAATATTTATAAACAATTCTAGCCTCTTCTACGAATTCTAGAGCGAGGATAAGTAATTCCGGATGTTGGTCTTGTTTTAAAGTTTCTTACTGGAAAAGTACCGCCTGTAGTTGGTCGCTGATTAATCCATCTTAAATAACGATTAGCTGCACCTTGTAAACTGTTTGTATCCATAGGATCGTCTGTTCCAGTGTCTTGCATTTGATCTGTAGATGCTTTATTTATCAACCAAGCGTGTGCTTCGGTTTGAGTAATGTTTGGCCAAGATTCTGCTAATATAGCAACAACGCCTGCAACTTGCGGGCCTGACATACTTGTCCCTTGATATTTACTAAGCTGATACGACCCGTTTCTTACGTCAGCAAGACCACCGCTGTGTACACTGCTTTGTATTGCTTCACCTGCAGCAAAAATATCTACTTGGCTGCCGCAGTTTGAGAAAGGAGCTTTATCTTCTTGTGTATCGTTTGATGTAGCGCCTACATTAATGATAGGTGCGTAGCCAGCTCCAGAACCCGTACCTCTATTAAGCCAATAATTAAATGTAGATGCGCCAATATTATAATAGTTATTGTAATCTTGATCTGAACTGTTTACCGTCTTCCAAGAATCGTTTCCAGCTGACGCAACGATAATAATTCCATCATCTATCGCATCCTGCATATCAGCGTTACGAGAAGTAAAGCTATATGGAATACCCATTTGAACATTAGAACTGGGAGCGTAGCATCCTCGGGCTTGCAATTCTGCTTGTGTTAAATCACGACCTGGATCAAAAAGAACACCACGATAGTTTATTGCAGTTACATTAGCAATACCGTTTTCACCAATTGTGAGAGATGACCCATAACTGTTATTTGTGATAGTTGGATTACGTCTTCCGGTCTCGGGATTAATAGCTTTGGTTGCATGCCAGACGCGCATGTAGTCCCACATAAGGCTGCTAGAGAGTGAACTAGGGTTACTACCGTATGGACTTATATTGTAAACATTAGCATCCCTGGCCCACCCCTGAGTGTTTCCAGCAACGGTTCCAGCAACGTGGCAGCCATGGTTATTATCATCTTCATCAGCAACATTTGTGTATGAACCCGCGCGATCGTACGTATATGTTCCATTAGAACCGCCGGATACTGCGTTAGTTAAAGAAAACCAATTAAACTGTTGTACTCTCGATCCGCCAGAACCGTCTGCGTTAACAGCCATTTCTGGATGTGCTGGATTTATATGGCCATCAACAATAATAACATCGATATTTTTACCAGATGCAGTAATAGTCAAGTCAGTCGATACTAGAGAAGTTCCGTTTGCTCCCCAGTTACTCCTATTAGTTTCTTCACTATTTCTTAACAAACCCCAGTTAAGATCTGAAGCATCACCACCCCAGCTTTTATCAAAATCGCCGTTTGCAATTGTATACTGTGGTCTTGTAAGAAGATCAATAAGCGCTACTGAATCCGCCCCCATTACTCTATCATCTGACTTTATTAACTCTACTTCATCGTCCGTTAGCATATAATGTGTGTTGCGACTAATTAATCTTCTATTCGCAACTTCAACAGCTCTATCCGGAATGAATAGATTACCTCCAGGAGTTTCCATGTCTTCATAAAAACTTTGAAGATCTTCTTTTCTGTGAAGTGTAACAATCCATTCATTAAGCATTGGTTAAGCCTCTAATTGCAGAAGGTTAAGCGATACGAATACTGTTCCAGTGCTACCAGATAGGTTTGTAACTGCACATGGAACAGAGGTTGTTGGTGTTGATTCCATATTATAACCTATTACGCCCGGTGATACTAAAACTGTTTCGGCACCCGCAGTAATTACTTCAGCAATAACACCTGCGTCAGGAGCTGGATCTGTACTTTGACTTCTAGAAGCATCTGCTGCTCTTGCTGCGGTAGTTGCATAAATTCTTACCCACGCAGCTTTATTTGTTATGATACTAAGTAGTGCATATGTTTTATAGCCTACTATATCAATATTTCCAGACGCGTTATTTGCTAAAGAAGCAGTTGTAGTAGATGGTGATTGCCTTGTTTGTAAACCACTACCACTACCACTAGGAGCAGCAATCCAATCGTAATCAGAACCAGTCCAACTTAAAATTTGACTAGCCGCCGCAGTACCAGTATTTAAATGGGCATCTACATCAGTGTTATCAAAGTTTGGAGCATCCGTAGTAAATGTAAACGCCCCATCACCATCTGTTGTAAGTACTTGACCAACTGTACCGTCTGTAATTCCAAGATCAGTTAGATCTGTTGGGACAGACGGTATTACGATATCATCTATTAAACCATAAACTTCAGTAAAGTTTTCGTTGGTTTTGGTCATGGCAGAACGTATTGGGTCGCCAGTTCCGTCATTAGCTATCGTGCCCACGTTAATGATTTGCTTAGCCATGTTTGCTCCTATTAGTTTATATCTTATTTATTTAACTTTAGCCGTTGTCGACTGTAAATGTATCTGTGTCGTCTACTGTGTATATGAAGTTATCTGCTCGTACTGTTCGGTCGCCTATTTCTTGATTAGGTCCGACAACAGGTGATCCGCCTACAATATAATCGTCTTTTCTAGTTAGTCTGAATTTAGAAGTTACTTCAGGACCTGTAAGACGATCGTAAACAAATTTCCCAAACATTTTAGAACCAGCAAGGTGCATTGTATCTTTTACAACGCTTTCATACTTGCCAATATCAATAGTTGATTTGATTACATATGAATATTCTTGATAGAAATCACTGTCTTGAATTTTCATTTTTCCATCATAGTATTCAAACACATTACTATCTGGGTTTGTCCAGTATCCGTTAATGTGAGAACTTTGGCTACCCCAGAATCCTGAAGTAATACCTTGAGAGTTTGCACGAAGAGTTGCCTGCGCTTGGTTTATTCCATCCGCATTAGTTAATTTAACGGTTTCCTTATCAACATATCCAAAGCCAGAGTTTCTAATTTCTGCTGCAGCAATTCTTCCTTGTGAGAATAAAGTCTCGTTTCTGATAATAGCGTTTTCGCCAAATCTTTTGGTTGTGTAATTTCTTTCTACTGCAAGTACATCATACGCGTTACCTTTATGATTAAAGAAATCACTTGCGCCAGTTTTAAATCCGTAATAACTGTATGGCAATACATATAGTGCGCCTAGGTCACCGTCAATTCCGGTTATTAATCCAGTAGTTCCCGTCAATGGTTGATTGATAGTATCACCAACCGAGAAAGAAGCACTATAGTTATCAACTAAAATAACTTGTTCAAATCTTTCAAACGCAATCATTTGCTCGTCTACCGCGATACTAAACGTATCATTAACGTAATCAGAACCTGGGTTAACGTTTTCAAACGATTTAATAGTACCAATATCAAACGGTGTTAAGTCAAACGCATCTTCTAAAGCAGTTGCTAAAACAACTGGACTTGCCGTTCCTGACATAGGAAGTAACGCTGGCGGAGAAGCATTATAATCTGCAGAGTTTAATGGTACATTTAGAAAGTTTCCAATGATGTCAGTAATGAGAGTAACTGATTCGATGTTATCTAATTCTTCTACTTTAACATCTGTTAAAACACCAGTGTTTGCGTATAACGCCCCAGGTGAACTATCGTTTAGTACTGAGATAGTGAATATATCACCAACCTCGGTAACCGCGTTAAACTCAGTAAGAGTAAAGTTTACAACACGGCTAATGGTAGAAATATCTCTGCTAACATCAAACGAATCGCCCGGCTCCATTTTAACACCAACTGCAACCGAGTTTTGACCAATCACGGTACCCGAATTGCCAGCAGTATCTTCTAATACTTCTAATACTTCAAATCTAAAATCTTCATTCGCTAAGACAATAACTTGGTTTGAAGCAAGCAATTTAGTGTTAGGAATTGTATAACCAAATCCGCCATCGTCTATATTATATTTTACGGTTCCAGTAAATTGAGCTTGCAATTCTGTAACAACAGCTTTGCCGCCTTTACCATATTTACTTGTAATATCAAGTACGTCACCGATGTTGTTTCCAGTGGTTCCACCCCAATCTAAATCTATTTCTAAAGAATCTGCAGAACCATTTAATCTACCAAAGGATACATCTTCACCAGCAATGCGTGATATAATATCATCGTATCTTTGGAACTTGCCTTTTGGATCTGAAATGTATATAATAGGAGTTAATGTTCCATTTAAATATACAAAGTTAATTTTATCTACAATAGCCTTTGCTTTGGAAATAGATCCATATATGTTACGGCTTAATAAATCTTTATATTCATATGCAATACCTGCAGCTGAAGAAAAGTTATTATTGTTTGGATACATTTGTAAATATACACCAGTCTGCCATACTGAATCAGAAGGCTTAAGCATATGTTTAGCAGGGTAACTTATTTGTACATCTGCTTCAAAGAACATTCTGAAGAATAAGGTTAAACCAGATTCTGTACCTTTGCGTCGATACAAATCCATGATGTTGCGTATAACAAATTTAGTTGTTTTATCGTCTTCTATACCCGGCAAGCCATTCATATATTTCTTTTGAAAATAGATTACCATTTCAGAAAGTGTAGTTGCAATATCGCGGTATTCAAACATTCTACGAGTATTATAAACACCCATATTGGGTTCTGATTCTACAAATTTGTAATAATGTTCTACCATTGCAACTAGTTCAGCTCCGTGCTCTTTATAGTGAGCAGGGAACTGTTGCGCTATACTAAACGCTATATTCTTTTCTACTAAGTTGACGGTATTATCAGCCATTTACTTAACCTCTACCATATTGATAGTTACATCATCGTCTTGAATAATGAATATTCTTCCTGCCGGTGATTTAATATCATCGCTAGCTGTCGTTGCCATTATTCTAATTCCTGCACCCGCGTATCCTTCAGTCTGGAATCCGATAAGATTGACTTCGCCAGTTTCATAGTTAACAGTACCTGCGATTGGTTTAACAATCTGTGGGTTAACAAGATCTGAAGTAACAACCTGTATATTGCCAAGGCCATCATCTTGCAGATAAGAATCAACGTTATTAAACTGGAATACACCACTCACTACGGCTGGTTTATAATCAGCAAATCCGCTAGAATCTTTAAACGGATAAGGCTTAACTAACTTGGCGTAGAATTTAAACGATGGCGATACTGATATATTTAATGCTGGTGAATATACAATGTAAGGACATACCGCTATTTCATTACTCAATACCGCAATACTTGTAGCATCAATTAATGAAGATAGTTTAGATAGTCTTAACGTTGTATCAAAATCATCTAGATACGTTGTATTATAATTAGCAATAACTGTACGTATTTCAGATTCTAATTGACCTGATGATTTCTTAGTAACCTTAGGATCGTAAGAGATATTAGCATTTACACAACCATACATAAATTGAGAATCTATGAACATTGGTTCAATACCAAGTGGACTTTTAGATTTTAAAAATGCGATATACGCTGAAGAAAGAACTGACGACAAACCTTCTCGGCCTTCGCCAAGATAAACAGAAATAGCAACTTTACCATACTGAGGTGGATCTAGCTCTTCACCGCCGTACGCTGAAACCGCAGCAATTTCTGGGAAGTTCTGTTGCAATAAAATTTGATAGTCGTTTGTTGTAATTGCTCTTTCTTGTATTTGTAAAGACTTTGGAGCAAAGTATCTAATATTTTCTAATGATTCTCTTTCAGCACCACCGGCCGCAGCTTCAATAGTTTCTACCGTAATAGTTGAAGTAGCTAAGTTTGCAGTTAACCCAAAGGAAAACGCCCCGTTCGCTTCATCACCAGACGCAATTCTATATCTTACGCGAATATCTTCAAATGCTTGTGGTTGTAATCCAAACACGTTATTACCAAAGTACACTGTATAGCGTCCATCATAATACGGTTCAACGTAAAACACTTTATCAGTAGCTCCAACACCAAAGAGATCATTCTTACGAATAAATTGGTTTTGATCTTCAGTAGCTTCTGCATCAATGAATACTGCAATGGAATCAGTATCTGCGTTTTCGTTAGTAAGGATAACTCTTAAAACACCGTCATCACCAATAAAGTAACCTTCACGTTCAAAGCTTGATAGCATTTGCCCTTCAAAAATTTCAACATTTTCTGCAACAAATACACCTGGTTCTGTTTTACGAGCAACGTAAGTTTTAGAGTTTACAAAGTTATAAGAACTACCTTGATATGTAGTAGTAAAATCTGAATACGCCGGAATAGCAACGGTCTGTCCACTGATTTTAGCATCTTTAATAGTTATTGTTACGAGTGCTCGCGCAGATCTTCTTGAGCGCGGAAGATAGTTAAGTTCTTTTGCGTGAGACATAACTGAGTTTTTCAACACAGCAGAATCTAAGAACATTTCGTTAACTGCCATGTTAGCATAGAAGTTATTTTGGTATGTGTTATACGCTAAAACATCTAGGAACACACTCATATTTGAACCTTCAAAGTTATAGTCTTTGAATTGGGTTTGGCTATTCAGATATGATTTAAACTGAGCCTTAATAGACTCAAAGTCTAATTCTGAAATATTTAATTTAGCCATTATCGTGTCCTCTCTAAGAATACATCTAGTGTAATCGGCTGTTGTACGTTTGTGATATAAAACTGTATACTAACTTTTACTGTGTTATCATCTATATTTGAACTTACTATAACCTCAATAAGTTCTGCTCTTGGTTCGTGCAATTCTATAGTATTTGTTATTTGGTTTTTAATAACAATAATAGTTGCTGGGGTAATGTTTTCAAACAACATTGCCTCAATATCACCACCCAAGTTGGGCTGCATCAACCTTTCACCACGGTTGGTAAGGATAAGATTCTTAATAGACTCTTTAACAGAATCTTCATCTTTCCAAACAGTTAAGTCGTTAGAAATAGGGCTTTTTTCAAGATCCTTTTTAAAATCTTGATAAAGATTAATCTTTTTTGTTCTAGGTGTATATACCGTAGCTACCATTCTTACGTCCTCTTATCCCAGTATCTTTCTCGACCAACATCTACATGAACAAACGAGTTATAATATCCGATCCCTGTAAAGCCAATAGTACGAGCAAGACTAATGAATTCGTCTACTTCACTACTTCTTCCCCTAAAACCGTTCCACGTTAAATCTGCTGCTTTTCCAGACAGATGTTGAGATGCTTTAACACCACCGACTGCTTCATTATATACTGGGTTTCTATAACCACTGTTTAAAGTCAAATGATTTGCAATCCCAGCTTCTTTGGCTGCTATTTGCAACCGTATAATCATAACTCTCACTCTAACGTCTATTACTGTCCAACCCTCGCTGGCAGGTTCCATTTTTGTAACCCATCCACCTTGTATTTTTAATCTTGCATCAGTACCAGCTTTCAGTGCTTCCCACTTTGGTAAACCGATAACCTCTTCTGATAACATTGGTGCTATGTTTCCTGCCGCCGTCCACGGCCCTCTAGCATTATTTATCTGTTCTTGCCGATCTGTTTCTGAAAGTCTAAAAGCGCCAGCTCTAATAGCTTCGCCTGTTACTCTGTTAGAAGCGTTAGATATTGTGTTAAATACTTCGTCATATCTGTTAGCAAAATCATCAAGTGGATCTTTTAAACCTTTGATAAGAGCTTCTACACCAGTCGCCAAAGCGCATATGCGTGCGATCAAAAACATAATTTCTTCTAACGAAGGATTAGCGAACAAATCGCTCGCGTAATCAATTAGCGCTTTTATTTTATCTAAAATCCTTTTAAGGTTATCCTCACCACACAATTCCTGAAGCGCAGATTTCTTTTCTTCGGTTTTTTCAGCAATTCTAATTTTAACTGGCGTATTGAGTGGACCAGTGATTGCTTCTACATTAAAGTTAGAAATTGCTCTACAGGTTGCTTCAATAGTTTTTGTAATTGTTTCAATAATCTTTTCTTTAATAGCTGTAAGCAAAGCTTCTACTTTAATAGCCTCAAATATAGCTAGAAGAGGATTTTCAATATTTTTAATTTTTGTAATAAGCTTCTGAATGTCAGTTATAAAACCTCTAACAGAATCTACAAGATCAAAGAACGCATTGTACGCCCCAAAGACACTACCAAATAAAGCACAGAAACCACCCATAACACTATCAGAAAAATCGCCGTTATAATAATCGTTTAACTCATTACAAAATCTTGCACCCTTAGCATTAGAGGATACAATAGCATTAGCAGGAGTATAATTATTGTTTTTAATAAACGAAGCAAATTCTAATGCTGTTATAGGACCACGTGTAACTCTTAAATTAAGAATATCGTAATCAGGCAATATACTAACAATGTAATCTCGTTTCAAGAAATCAGTGTTAATCTTTTCTACTGCATCATAAAAACTTTGGCGACCGTATTTACTAACCGCAGCAGTTAACGGATTTGATATAACGTCAGCCGCAATAGTCTTTTCAAATTGTTTTTGAAACACGTCAATCTGGTGAGTTGTGTAATTACCGTCATTACCAACAGTGTTTCCAACATAAGGTGTTGATGTTTGGTTTAAACAGCTTCTACACAGAGCTTTTCCTGGTTTACATGTACACGCCATTATTGTGCTCCTCCTGTTGTATCGGTTGCATCGCCAGGAGGTGCTTCATACTTGTTTTTCACTGAGTCGATAACAGCTAAAAACGCCTGAACAGTAGTTAAAGATTTATTACCTGCGCTATCGCCGGCGTATTTACTTCTACCAGTATTTGGACCAGTTACAAGTGGTAAGGAAGCCCATTCAGAAGCAAGATTATTTGCGAATTGTTCTCTTGTAATCTCATCGCGCATGAATCTACTCAACCCTCTTTGCTCAAGAAGAACAATCGCCATTTTATCTTGATTAATAGGATCAAACATATCACTACTGCTTAATCCAGCTCTTGTATATAAAGGACGGCCTGGGCCTGCTGATTTATCATTGTTATAACCGCGAAGAGTATCTTCCATGATCTGATATCTACCAGAAGCTTCTGAAAGCTGCGACGCATCAATGCTTTCTTGCCAATCAAGAACTTCTTGGATAGTCATTTGCGTTAGAGCTTTAAGCGGATATCTAGATCTTTTAATTAATCCAGATATATCGTCATAGCCTTCTGATTCTTTATTACCAATAAAGTCTAGTAATGGTGTTGCTGCTGTTTGAATTACAGCACTTACAGAACCAAGATTACCGCCACCTGAACCACTGCCACCACCTTCGCCACCATGATCTCTGGATGAAACACCAGTGCTTCCTATTGATCCAGGATTAACAGGTGATACAACAGATGTTGATTTAGCAACAGGTTCTGGCGCCGCAACTGCTGCAGCACTAAATGCTAACTCAGGAAGAGGTGAGCCAGGAACAAACGGTAACGTAGTTGTACCAATCAAAGCAACTTTTGCAAGCACTGCTATAGATCCAGGAATTGGTACACGGGCTGGAACCGGAGGTGCAAGGTTAACTTGGTTAGAAATATTAACAACGGCTGAGTTAATGTTTGTCGTAGCACCACCACCAATCGCAACTGAGGCAGTACCACTAATATCTGTTGTTCCTGAACTTGAAATTAAAGTAGCAGCAGAAGCGTGTGCTGCCCATGTATTGGCAAGTTGATTAATTGCAAAAGCCGATATATTCATTTCAGCAATAGATTGAATGTTAACTTGTGTGTTGCCTCTGAGGTGTAACTTATCGGTAGCATCTACCATTACCTTTTCAGCTTTAATAGAAATAGCACCGTATTTTGGCGGAAGACCAACAAGACCACCGGCTGAAATATTTAATTCTTTACCAGCCTTAATAGACATAGTACCGACGTTAGCTTCGACCTTAACATCAGCTCCACGAACTTGTACCTGATCACTTGCGTTAATAGTTGATTGACCGCCGACAGATAACAAATGATTACCGTGTACTAATGTTTGCAAATCACCTTCGATTTCTTCTACTTTATTTCCTTTAACATACACATAGCTATTACCTAAAACAGTTACTGTACTCATGCCACCAATTACTACGTGTTGTTTTCTGTCCATAATATCATACTTGTCTGAAACAGATTTAGTAGTTGTAGTACCCCGTGAATCTATTTGGATAAACGATCCAGATACGTGATGAATCATAATTCTTTCAGAACCAGGAGTATCATCAAGCTCAATAGTATGATTAACTGATGAAATAACTCTGTTGTGTGGATATTGCGCGTCATAAGCAGATGCAGGCTCATCCCAAGTTTCTTCAACACCGCCAATAGGTACATTAACTGTACGCCCCATTTCTTGTTGAAGAACATATGTATCTTCTGTTTTTTCGCCACGAGCAAGTCTGCTATTTTGTGGTTCACCAGTATCTTCTGGAGCAGAACCATGCGCCGACACGTCACCATTACCGTTAGGTATATTTCCCCAACCATTTTTATCAGGATCAATATTTTCTATTGACTGTGTTGGAATCATTCCAAGTATTAATGGCTGTTGTGCATCACGACCATCTAAAAACATTCCGTAAACCCAACTGTTAATCTTTGGTACAACGTTTGGATCATATCCACCTTGTCCAACGATAGCCCAAGGAAGCATATCCGTTGGAACTTCTTTTATGGTACCGTGAATACCAAATGCTCGCACTTGACAGCGACCTTCTAATCTTAAATCATTATTGTTTTCTACTACGCCGACAAAAAATAATGGGTTTCTAATACCTACACCGTAATCAAACATTATCTAGCTCCTACTATGGGTTCATCAGGTATATCAGTGGTAGTAGTACTCGACAATTGCTGTTTGCCACTCCAATCGAATTTAGCAAGTTGCAACGTCGTTTGTAAAGTACCGTTTTCATCTTGTGCGTGCTGTGTTTTCTGTACTAAATAACGGCCAGACAACGATTGGTTAGCGTCGAAGTTATCAGCAACACTGTTCATGCCCTTAACTTCTAAGTTTGCTATCATTCCAGGTCTAATATCTAATCTACCTTTCATCTGAGCTATTATAGAAGTATTATTTAAATGATGATAATACGAAATACGGTTACTTGTAATCTCAGGAATTCTTGCATCAGGCAGTTGCGCGGAAACCATATCGCCGGGACTATTATAGTTTTTAAACAACATAAATCTTCTGGCGTTATCAGATGTGAATGTATCTTTTCTAAATTTTTCAGTGTGTGGGTTATCACTAAGAGATCTTTTAGAACCTGACATATCAATGTATTCTGTATTATCGTAATTAAATGATTTTAAATCAACTTTCTTTTTAATAAGATCAATTTCTACAACTTCGTTAGTATAGGCACCGGAATATAGATCTGTAGATGTATCAATACCCTTAGATAAAATATGTAGAGTTTCAATTCTTTTAAGCTGTGCTTCGGCATTTTTAGCATCTAAGTCTACCACCGGGGCATAGAATAAATCTATTATTTTGCCCTTAGTGTTATTTGCTTTTCTAATGAAATACTCGTCTGTACACCAATAGAAGCCATCAAACGTTTCAAAGAATCTAAATGTCTGTGACGGTGTTGCAGGATTAAATGCTCGTGCTGCTACAAAAAACATTGCTTCAGTTGGCTTTAAATCTGGAATAATAACACGTGTAGTATTGTTGGCGGGTTGTAAAACGAAGTGTCTATCGGGATCGCTTTTAACATCGCCATTTTTAGTAATAGGATATCTAACCGTTTGATAAGGTAAGTTTATTTTATCGTTATCTTGATCTTTATAAGATGCTTCACCTAAATCTTCAACAAAATACTCTTTAAATATTTCGTATGCCATTTGACTTGGCATATCTTGGAAAGACGTCATTACATTCTTAGTACTAGCTTTAAACGATTCTTTCGAAACAAAATGAATAGCATAAGTTAATCCGCCAGAGTTACCAGCTGGAGATATATCGTCAACCTTGTGTATGATACCGGCTATTCTAACAACAGTGTTTAAGTCTGTTCCTCTTAATACTAAATTTAGCGTTTCTTCACCGCGTATTGGCATGCCTTCTAATAGATTAGAAGTATCAATAATATTTAGCTTGCCAGCATACGCAACGGTGTCCATAGACTGGGCAATCTCAAACCCGTAAATGTAGTTTGTAGATATGTCCCGTCTCGTTATACCATCGTATGATAAAAGTTCTGCTTTAAGTATTTGAACTTCTGAGGGATTAAAGTCAGCCATTAGGTTTTAATTTTTCTAGTAAATTCGGTTGTAATTATAGGCAAGACTGCTCGGTCAACGAGAAATATTTCTTTCTTATTTTCGTTCATAGCAACTTCCTGATCGTAAACTTTCCACTCTTTCCATTCACTCGGAATGATACGTCTAATAATAATTTTACGGCCTTGCTCAGTACGCAACACAATACGATCTTCTTTTCTAAGATAAATCGTTTGGAATGATTCTGGTGCTAACTTAATTATATCAACAGCCATCTGTTAAACCTCTCTGTAATAATAGATGATGTTGTCACCATTATCGTCTTTTGTCCATTCAACCACTTCATCACCTAACTTACCAGATTGCTCAGCATATTTATCTGTTATATACGCATTAAAATCTGCTTCAGCCATAGGCCATTGATGATAAGGATCAATAATGTTATTTGACATCATTACCAGCCAAGTATAATCAGTAGAGCCATAATACGCGTACGCAACATCCTCTGGCTTATAGCCTTCTTTTATTGTATAAGGCAAAGCTACCATAGGATTAGCTGCGATCATATCTGTAAATGAATTTCTGCGAGTAATATCTTTTACTCGTTGTCCTTCATATACTATTGTTGGGAAGTTCTCGAAATATTTCATTGTTGATTTCCTGTCGTTGCTGCAGTATTAGATCTTGCAGCAGCGGCTGCGTTAGCGTCAAGGGCTTGTTGCGTAGCATCAACAATATCGTTAGTGAAAGTATCAGACTGCTCGGATTCTGCACC